CTTTTCTTGAACTTCCCTTAAAGGTAAATTTACTTGTGTCTTTTTTGTAAGATGTCACAAGTGGTGTTGTTTTATTGACAAATCCTTTTGCATTTGTATCCGTCAAGAAATTAACAGGGGAAGGTAAACTACCCTTAAAAACAAATTCAGAAGTGTTAGACTTAAACTGTGTTTCTAATTTACTAATGAATGTTGTAAACCCATCGGAATTATTGTTTCCAAAAAAGTCTGTTTTAGGTGCAGATGTTCTGTTTCCTTGCCATCCAAAAATAGAATTGTTATTCTGTATATCTGATTGGTATATTTGAACAAACTTCTTAAATTCTCCCGTAGTTGATGCGGATTGTCTACTACCATCCCAATCTAATCTTGAAGAACCTATTTTGTATTGACTTTCTAACATGAACTTCTTGAATCCAGTTGCGTTTGTATCGGTTATAAAGTTAGTCGTTGGTGCAGAGTTTCTTGAACCCTTCCATTGAAAATCAGAATTTTGCTTATATTGTGTCTGACCTTTTATCGGTTTTACTACAAATCCATTGGCGTTTGTATCTGTAAAGAAATTGACGGATTGTGTACCTTTTACAGAAAGTATAGACTTATCTGGGTTTTCGTTTCTACCACTTGGATTTGTTTTAGGGACGATTACTCCATCTATGTTGTATATTGAATTATCGACTAACTGTTTAGATGCACCACTATATTTAGGGTTATCCTTTTGAAGACGAGTTTGTTTATTAGTCAACATGGAAGTTGTAACAAATTTTATTGGTATACCGTCGGGATTTAATCTACTTTCATCTTGTAAATGATTAGTGCCCTGCTCTATACGAAAAACCTTTGTATTTGGATCTGTGATAAACCCACTCTTCTTAACGTCTTTGAATATGTCTGGACTCTGTGATTTTCTATCAAAAGTTAAAACGTTTAAATCCAAAGCAATATTTGGATTTACGATATTGTTTATCGGTGATACTAAATCTTTGTTGATTACCGCAGATTGTCCTTTACGGTCAAATGTAAGTGGTTTACCAAACACTTCTGTTTTTGGATCTTTTATGTTGTCAGACTGATCACCGACTACGACTTTAATATTAGGAGAACTCTTTGATTTGTCCGGTGTTTGTATATCGGAAAAAACATCTGGACTTTGTTCGGTTCTATCTGAAGATTGTATTGGTTTGTTTACATCAGGACTTTGTTTACTTCTATCAGACGATTGTAATCCACCAAACACATCTGGGCTTTGTATAGACTTGTCTTCTGATAATCTTGATTTAGATACATCAGGACTTTGTATAGACTTGTCTTGCGATAAACTCACCTTATTGATGTTCGGGCTAGTAGAAGATTTATCGGGAGTTTGAATATCCGAAAATACCTCTGGGCTTTGTTCTGCTCTATCGAATACCAGTGGTGTTTTATTAATAACGATATTTGGGTTTACCACATCATCAGATGCATCATTTTTATCGGCAAAGATAGACGGACTAAATGAAGTTTTATTATCTGTTTGTTGAAGGATGGTTATGTCTGGGGTTGTCCCTTTTCGGTCAAATGTTTTTGCTAGAAGTGTATTGACATCAATTGGTGAATTCAAATTATTTGTACCAGATTGACTACGAATAATAATCGTATCTGATTTATCCAATCTTGTTTTTATTTCTTCTCGATTTATTGTTGCCAATCTTGAGACAACAGATTCGATTGGTGTACTAATAAGAGAACCGCCATCTTTTGAAGTATTCACTGGACTATATTTTGACACCGAATTTATAATTAGGTCTTCCCTTAACTTCTTTATTATGTCATCTTGACCAGTTGAAGAAAGTTTTGATTCCAAGTTTATTGATTTTGGCTTGTTTATAGTTGGAGAAAACTGTGAAATCTTTTCGGTTATAGGTTGAAGGGCACCAAAAGACTTACCACTTTTTACCTTGGATGTTTCAGGTGTGATTTCATTTGTGCTCTTTACCGTTGAGCGAAATTTTGATAAGTCTGATGATAAATCTAATAAAGCCATATGTAGTTACCCATTTATACTACATATAAATATCGGTTAGTCTAAATAACCTGAAATTCCTGATACTATGCTTTTGTGATTCCAGGTATAGAAATGCCGGAATTGCGATTCTTAAGACCTTGTATTTGAAGTGCAATTGCTTCAACGGTTCTACCACCAATGTTTATTTGAGTCGGTTGATTTGTTGCGGTCAATATGTTGGTTAAGACAGATATAACTTGGTCAAGTTTCTTATTCATCTTTGACTCTTCCGTTTCTACTGCAGTTGTTCCTGTTGAAGTCTGTCTGACATTCACAGTCTGTGGGTCTTGGAATACAGAGGCAATCTTTGCCAAACCGTCGGCATTTACATTTGAAAGGTCTTGGAGTTTATCTGTATCTAACGATGCAATTGCATTTGATAATTTTTCGAATTTACCACCTAATTTATCTAATCCACTAGTTCCACCCATCGAACCAATTTGAGCCAAATTATAAACAACATCTTTTAATTTTGCACTCACATTGGCAATCTTATCTATTTCAAGAGAAGCCAAATCTTTCAGAGGTTCTAAATAAGAATCGTAGCCACCAAATGAACCACCTTCACCCAGACCTTCTAACATCAAAGCATCATGTAATCTGCTAAAGAAATATTCCATATTTGATAAATCTTCATCACTTATTTTTATTGATTTTATAGAATTTAAACCAGCTTGAAGGTTTTTTCCCAAATTTTTCATATCTGTTCTTGCTAGTTCACCGAGAGCCTGTACTGAATCTAATCTCAAACCAAAGATTGAAGTGTTTAACTGATAAAATGAATTTCGAATGTTATCCCAATTTACCTTTTCATTTATTCCTTCTAAAGAATTTATACCATCGACAATATTTTGACCTGCTTTCTTTAAATCAACATTTGCTAATTTTCCAAACTCAACTATTTGTTCTACGCCTAATTTGGAAAGAGCCTCTTTTAGATTCGTCGCTGATTGGGCATTTACGGAAACAGTAATACTTGTTATCGATTGTACCAAATTCTTAATATCTTCGGTAATCTTACTTACATCCCCAATGCTTTTGAATTTTTTCAAACCATCGGCTATTCCAGACACACCATCTGAAAATAACTTTACACCATATCCCATCATTAATACCGATGCACCAAACGCCAGTAGAGCACCGGACAGTAGATAAATACCAGCAGAGGCGATTGCCATACCTTTAACAGAGGCAGCAAGTACCCAAGCAACACCAGCAAGTGCAACCATTACACCTATACCAGGCCATGCATTTGACCAATTCACTTTTGCAAATTCTTGAAAAGCCTTTGCGGTAATATATAACGCACCAGCAAATGCAATAAGAGAAACTCCAATTAAAGCCATATTTACAACTGTTGGACTCAATGAAGAAAGAAATGTCCCAATACCACTAGCACCGCCGGCACCAGACATAGATTGACCCAAGGCGTTTCCAGCGTTTGTTGTTTGTCCCATCTGTGTTGCCAAATCACCGAACGCACCACTAAAGGCATCGACTGCTGGTTTTGATGCAGCTGCGGCTCCACCTATCCCTTTGAATAAACCAACGATTGTTGATGCACCTTTTATTAATTTTACACCGGCAAAAGCACCAAGAGCTGCACCCAATATCCACATATTTTCCGCCAAGAATTTAACAATAGGAACAATCGCTTTTATTGTTGATGCAATACCGCTTGCAACTGTTTGTAAGAATTCTCCACCTTCGGCTGAATCAAGGAAGTGATGTGCCATTTCAAGTAGGGGTGCAAGTGCACCAGCAATCTTTTCTTTCATTTTGGTCATTGCATCACTTATGCGTTCATTTATTGCAGCGGATTCTTTTTCTTTGGCAAGTGTTTGTAGATAACCTTTTAACTTTTCATTACTTACATTTTTCATTTCATCCGCGAGTTCTTTTGCGTTCATATTTTGGATTTGATCCATTCTTGTTTGGTCAATTCCAAGTTCGACCAATCTTTCCTGTGCAGTAAGAAGTTTAGCAACTTCATCAACTGTCATACCGAAAGCTTCCGCCATATATTTCTGTTGGAGTCTATTCATAGACTGAAACTCTCCCATAGAACCCAATTGAGTCAACATTTCTTCTTGGAGTGAAGCGACGTCGCCAGCAAGAGCATATTGCCTTGCCATATCAAAGTTTATCTTTCTACCTGTTATAACACGAGCTGCCATTTCCGATTCTAATGAGCTTTCAAATTCAAGTATCTTGTCTCCAAAATCTGCAACATCTTCTAATTCCAAACCAAGAAGTTTTGCACGTTGGGCAGCTTTAAGAAGTTCAACAGAACCTTTCTTAAATGCAATAGCAATCTGTGGTGCAATCTTACCAACGATTGTTATTGATGATTTTGTTGTTAAAAGTCCTTTTCCAAGTTTAACACTTTCTTTAACAACTTGACCGATTGATTTGCCCATTATTGTGGCAAATTCAGATATAGATGCGATACCACCAGCTTCATCGTTTGCAAGACCAAAAGAAGTTTGAAGTACCGAAACATCTTGTACTAATTGTTTTGTTGCTTCACTACCTTCTTTTATTCTTGATGTTATACTTAACCCACCTGTTATAGAAGCAACACCCATAAGTGCTTCACCGGCTTCTTTTGAATTGATACCGACGATTTTCATTTCTTTCGCAAGGTCTTTTGCAATATGATGAAATTCTTCTGCTTCTTTTCTACTTATACCAAGAGTTTTACCAATCTCTGATAATTCTTCATCTAGATGACCTGCTAAATGAACAAGACCACCAAATATACCAAGTAAACCAAGTATACCAAGAGCTGGCAAAGCATATGACATAAAAGAACCAAGAGCAATTCTGGCTAAACCAAATGCACCACCAGCTGCTTCGCCACTTTGTTGGAAAGCAAGAGTTATTTTACTTTGTATATCTTCTCTTGTTTTTTCTATTAAAGCGCCGGCTTTCTTTCCAAGAAACTCCCCAACCACACCAAGTTTACCTGTCCCAACTTTTTCTCGGAACGAATCCAATGAATCAATTAAATTATTTGTACTCAAACCCATAAGTGTATTAGATTTAAGGTAATCTAGTGATAACTTATTGGCGGTTTCTTGCGATTTATTAATTCCTTCTATTGCATCCAAACGTTCTTTAACAAGATCTAATAATTTTGATTGACGTTTATAATCTATTTCCGATAAGTCATCTCGTATCAATTCAAGGTCATTTCTTTGTCTGGCGTATTCTTCAAGTTCCTGTGATATATCAACCATCTCAAATGAGTCTTTTACGATGTTATTTGAATTAACTACGGATTCCGCCAATTTTGAACGTAAAGAATCAAGTAAAGAAACTTGGTCTGAATAGTTTTGTATTAAGAAATCGCTGTTTTGAACACCTTTTTTTGAGTAATCATCTATGATACTCATTACCGTCGCAATTTGTTCAGATGTGTCTTGAAGTTTCTGTGATAATTGTATTTTATCGGCATAGTTTTCTATACCAATTGAATCTAAATCAGTTATATTTTTCAGTATATCTTCAGATTTCTTTAATTGTTCCGCAAGATATTTTGAATTACGAACAGACTCTTCACTTACGAGTGGTTCTTGTTCTCCTCTCGGTGATTCATTTTTACCTCTATTTCCAGTTTGTTTAGCCATCTATTAAAGTTTATTACGTTTCTTTTCTGCACGTAATTCTGCAAATGTTGGTAATCTCTTGGTGTGCTTTGTCACTTCAACGCAACCATACTCTTTGCAATAGTCGTCCCACTTCTTTGAAATACGTTCTAATTTATCGTACAGGTCTTTCATTTGCTTTTGAAGTGTTGGGTCATTCTCGAACATCCGTTTCGCTTTTTTATATTCATTATCAGAAATCCATTGAACAAGTCTATCTAAAATAGACTCTCGAATTAGACGTTGTTGTTCTTTTGTTGGTTTCATTCTATCGCCTTTCAAAATAAAAAATCCCCATATCTAATAAATATGAGGATTCTTGGATTATCTTCTTGGAGTTGGTGGTTTTGATATATTTGGTGATGATGTTCTTGATTTAGCTGCGTCATCGTTTGCCTTGTTCTTTTCTTGAATAACTTTGTTTATTTGTTGAATATAAAATCTTCTCAAATAAATCGGTAGTTCGTAAACTTCACCCCATGTAAATCCACCTTGACCATGATAACAAAGAGAAAAAATCTCTTGGTGTATTCCTAGTTTATATTCAGGACCCAGGCCAAAAAAATGAGACATCCATTGGAATTGCTAGTTCCAAAGCCTCACCAGTAGTGTCCGAAATAAATGTAAATGTCATATCAATATCAGGTGACATTTGTTTAATGTGAGCACGTAATGCCTTTGAATCCAAGGCAAAGAGTTCATTGTCAACAAAATTACTGATATATTGACGACTTGTTTCACCATCAACTGAAAGTATAATGTGTTTCAATCGAGTTGTTAAAGTCCGGTCAATACCTGTTTTATTGGTTTGTTTGACTAACCCCTTGACTTCTGTTTCAATTTGTCTTTCTACTCCGTGTGTTGGTAACCGGAATGTGATGACCCGCTTTGACTGTGGAAGTTCAAATTCAAACTCATTCTTCCTGTTCTCGAATAGAGTATAATCCACCTCCTTGTGCTCTATTTGAGTTAAATCTATCGTAACTTTTTGCTTAATGCCAGGCGAAGTCGGGTCATCAACATCCACTACATAATCTTTACCATACCCTAAAATACGGGCAGCAATCATAATTGCGTTTTTATCACCAGCGTAAATATCGTTATAATTCACGGGTGTTACTATAAGAGATTCGAATAACTTGTCTAATACCACACCTTGTTTAATAAGGTTTTGAGAAGTAAGAATATCTTCTTCTTTTGCAGTCATATACTTCATTTCGATAGTACCTTCTGAAAGAGGGTGTCCTTCTGGATAAAGTAGACCTTTAGACGGTAGTGGTACGATTTCTGTTGGAAAGTTGGACTTTTTAATGTCCTTTTGTTTGTAATCGGCAATAAGTTGTGCCTTTATATCGGCATCGGATAACTCTCCACCTGTGTTTGGGAGATTATACCCTGTTGGTAATTGCGCCATAACTAAATCCTATAACTAAATAAAACATATTCTTCATACAAATAAATATGGGTGTACCGAAAAAATTCGATACACCCACAAATTTTTAGTGTACTAAATTAGTACTGGAGGATAGCATAGTCATAGGAAAGCGTAAGTTGGATTGTCACTGGGTCATCAGTTCCCCAATCCATTTCACCCATGTTTGTTGCTTGGATGAACGCACCTTTGAGTGTCCATTCTTCAATCTTGTCACCAACAGGTCCAAGTGTGTTGAATGTAATATCCTTCTTGTAGAAGTCAGAATAACCATCACGACCCGTGACAGATTCGTGTGATAGACGAACCCACTCCATAACTGCTTGTGCAGCTGAAGGAACAATCGGATCGTAAAGTGTAATCGTTACTTGTTCCCAGTTTGCCTTACCCTTAATCTTTCTCTTGACGTTGATATGGTCAAGTGTAACTTCGTTGAAAGTTACATTTGGTCTTGCGGCACCTTTGATAAGATAAGCAGGGACACCTTCGATGTACATAATAAACCGGTTCGCAAGTTTCGGTTCATATGGGGTAAAGAAAATTTCGGTAGGGTCGAGTAGTTCAGCCATTTATTTCTCCAAGTTTAAAATTCTTTCTTTCATATAAATATAGTGTTTAAGAAAAATTGGGGGAGTGTATTTCAACTCCCCCGATTATTTCATTAGGCACCTGGGAATGCTGCACCTGTTGATTGAATGTTGAAGTCAAGAATGATGAATTCAGCAGTTCTTGCAGGTTGTAGATACAATTGACCATAAAGAATTCCACGGTCGATAATATCAGGTGTGTTGTTCGACTCATCCATGATAACACGGAAAGCATACAAACCTTGACGTTGTTGAATTGACTCCAAGTAAGGAGTTACGATATTCAAGAAACGTGTACGTGTTTGTGTTGTGTTTTGTTCGAACACAAGATAACGTGTAGCAGAAGCGATAAACTTCTTAGCAGCGATGAGAAGACGACGGACGTTGATACGGTCAAGAGCCGATGGACGACCTTGAAGTGTCTTCTGACCCCATACACATACTCCTGTTGATGGGAATACTGCGATTGGGTTGATACGTGCTTCGTATAATTCATCTCTTTCAGCGTGTGTAAGACGTGTCTTTACTTCGATAACTTCTGTAAGACCACCGCGATTCAAACCAGCAGGAGCGAACCATTCAGCGGCAACACGGTCGTTGAAAGCAAGAACACCAGGAAGAACAACCGAAGGTGGAACCCAAACTGGCTTGTTTCTATCAGAGTCAAGAATCTTAACCCAAGGATAGTATGTAGCTGCATAGTTTGAATCAAATCCTTCTACCGCCGATACGGCTGTTGCGATATTGTCATCAAGACCAACTGCATCCATCACAAAGAACGTATCACCACGATCTTCAACCATTGTCTTAGCATATGATGTGATTGGTGAGTGGAGTGAGTGGATAACACCAGGAAGTGCAATCATGTTGATATCGAACTCATCAGAGTTAGAGATTGTATCGAGAGCCTTCTTATATGATGTATAACCAGCGGCAGATGTTGACGAGATGTCAAATCCCTGTGTATTTCCAGCAACAATATGAGTTCCTGTCTTCTTTTGGAGGTGTGGTTTATGACCATCGAATCCACCTTGGAATGGAACCATGAACTTACGTGTATCAATCGAAGTGTTTGATGTCAAACCGATTGAACCAGAGTAAGCTGTTGCAGCTGTTGGATAATTTGCACCTGCATTTTGATTGTAATTTCCAAGATAAAAATCAGCGTTTGAACCAGTTGTTTGCTTAGCAGATACTGGAAGTGGTCTGAGATAATTTTGGTTATCTGTTGTTGAGAAGCTATAATCAAATCCGTAGTAAACTCTCTTCGAGTAAGCACCGCCAGATGTTTGGTCTGTCACGAATGAAGCAGAAACTGGTTGTGTAAATGTGCTCGGGATAGGAGTCTTTAGGGCACGGAAACCGAACGGTACGAGTGTTGGTGAAACCGCACCATTAGCAACTGCATCTGTTACCTCAACACGAACATACTTCGACTTGTTTGAATAATCACCGTTTACAACAACCTTACCTTCTGATGTGATTGTGATATAACGATCACCGATTACGCGAGCAATATATCTAGGTGAGTTCGGGTCAAGATTACACTTGAATGACTCAACTACATTTGGACGAAGGTCGTCATCTTCTGTTGTGAATGGTGAACCGTAAATTCCAGATTGGTCTACATAACGAATGATAACATCGAAATCACCATAATCAGAACCAGCGATTGTTCCAGCTGGACGGATGTTAGCGATACCGACCTTTACTTCGTAGTTCGAGTTAACACCGTGTGAAAGTGTATAGAACTTGAAGAGGTCATTTGATACAGCACCAATCTTCTGTGATGTAATCCATGGTGTAGAAGCTTCAAGATAATCACTTCTAAAGTCCCAATCAGCTGCAGAACCAGTTTCAATAATAAGTGAAGTTGGTGGGTGTGCGGCTAACGAAGAAGAAGCTGACTTTCCAAATGCAACATAATTGTAAACAGCGTGTGTTCCGTATGCTGTATATCCATAAAGATCACCAACATATGATGTGCTTGATGGGTCGATAGAAGCACTAAATGGCACACCATTTTCATTTGTTGCACCACCTGTAAATGTTGATGTGTCTGTTGTGAATCCACCGGAAACGGTAAGAACAAACGAACCACTTACATTTGATGCCAATGTTGATGCATTAAATAGGTCAACTGTATCTGCACTTGTCACCACAAATGTTGGGTGAAGAACAGAGATTAATCGCTTACCATACGAACCTGTTGCTACAAGTGCGATAGGATAATCGAGTGAATATCCACCAGAACCAAGAACACGAACGATGGTAGCGCCACCAGCGTTGGTTAGATAGCTCTTAGCAGTATATGGAAGATATGATTGTTCATACCCACCACCGAATTTTGTGATAAAGTCGTTATATCCTTCAACTACCGTAGGAACGAAAGCTGGTCCTTTGAGTGTTGGACCGATAAGGGCCGCACCAATTTGACCAATTCCTTGTGGTAAGTATGAAAGATCCTTTTCGACTGTAAACACGCCAGGACTTACAATTCTTTCATTAGCCACTATTTGTCTCCAAAAAAGTTATGATAATTATCTCCAATATAAATATAAGAAAAAAATCTCAAATTATGTATTTGATGGAATAAATCTGCCAGAATCTAAATCTAGAACTCCATCGCCGTATTTCTCATTTAATTTCTGTACCAATTCTTGTTCTTGTTTTTG